CCGGCTTGGCGGGACTATCTTCTATGACCTCACAAGCTTTGTTCGCAACATTGACATTAGCCGTGGTCGTACTCAAGCGTTCTCGACGTTCCCGGTAGCTCAAGCACAGGTTGATTTCAACAACCACACGAGAACTTTTGACCCGCTGTACGTCGACTCCCCATATTTCGGTCAGATCATCCCCAGGCGAGAAATCCGCATCTACTTCAACGACATCATTGTTTTCACTGGTTTCATTGAGGACTGGGACTTGGGTTACACCCCTGACGGTGATTCTTTGGCGTCGGCGAAAGCGTTTGACGCCTCATACATTCTGAACACTCAGGTGTTGGACGGGTTCACCCCGACCGAGCAGCTTGCTGGTGCCCGCATCAACGCCGTGTTGGACAAACCGGAAATTGCTTGGCCTTCTGCGTTGCGAGACATTGACACTGGCGGGGTTCTCATGGGAACACAGGTTGTCGAGGACGACACGAACGCTTACGGTTACATGCAAAACATTGCCCAGTCAGATCCTGGCTACGTCTTTATGACGAAGGATGGCAAGGTTGGTTTCAGGGATCGCAGGAAAGCGCCAACATCTGATTCGATTGTGTCGTTCGGAAGTGGCGGTATCGCGTTTGAGAGCGTGCAAGTCGTTTACGGGTCCGAGTTGCTTTACAACTCTATCCACTTGACCCGTAAGGGTGGTGGTGCTGCGCTTGCCGTAGATAACGCTTCTGTAAGCTCTTACGGTAGACGCGACTTGACCATTGACAACATGCACCTCGCTAACGACGCCGACTTGACCCCGATCGCCTTAAGTTACGCTTCTTTGTATTCTCAGCCGGAATACCGGTTCGAGGGCTTGCAACTGTCTTTGGCGAAACTGTCAACCGCCGAACAGGATCAGATTTTCGGTTTAGAAATTGGTGACATTTGCGAGGTAACTTTCACGCCTAATGGTATTGGAGACCCGATCGACAGGTATGTGGAAGTTATTAGGATTGCGCGTAGAGTAGATACGGAGTTCAACACTGTTGATCTTGGTTTCCAGGAAACGCGTTATGCTCCCATCGTGTTGGACGACACGGTATTCGGTAAACTAGACGTAGGTACTTTGAGTTGGTAAAGGACAATAATGCCATATAAGGATTTTCAGGTCAACGAGATTTTGACCGCGGCGGATGTAAACGACTATTTGATGGATCAGTCGGTGATGACGTTTGCTGACTCGACTGCTCGCGACGCGGCAATCACTTCCCCGACAGAAGGTATGTTTTGCTTTTTGAAAGACACGGACGGGGTAGAATACTATACGGGATCGTCTTGGGTCCCGTTCACATCCGGCGGCGGCGGCGGCGGCTTTGAAACTAACTTTCTACTTATGGGCGCATAGGAAAAGAGACAATGGCTACCTCATATAAATCACTCGGGCAACTTGACCTGACTGCGACTTCCCTGACTGACCTTTACACGGTGCCATCCAGCACCGAAACAGTTGTGTCTACGGTAATCATCGCGAACCGGACCGCGAGCGCGAGCACGTTCCGGTTGGCTATCCGTGTGGATGGTGATGCTATCTCGAACCAGCATTACATTGCTTACGATGTGCCGGTTGCCGCGAACGACTCAACTACACTGACTCTTGGTATCACGATGTTGGCTACCGATGTAATGACGGTTTCGGCGGGTGACGCTAACGCGCTCAGCATCAATGCTTTCGGTGCCGAAGTAACAGTCTAAGGGGGCGGTTATGGCTGTCACAAGTATGGCTAACAGTTCGATTGCGAACTTCAACAAGTCGAACAATGTTTCTGCCCAGCGTGCGCCTTTAGGTTCCGGCGGTGATTATGAGGGTGAGGCTAACGGCTACCGTTACCATATTTTCACCGCTTCGAGTGACTTTGCTGTTACGCGGGACGGTGCGGTTGAATGTTTGATTATCGCGGGCGGTGGTTCGGGCGGGGCTGGTAACGGCGCGGGTGGCGGTGGTGGCGCTGGCGGGCTGATTTTGAGTTCTTTGACAGTTTCGGCTGGCACATATTCTGTGGTCGTTGGAGATGGTGGCGCTGGGGTGTTAGCAACTGGCAGTGGCAACACAGGTTCCGATTCTACTTTTGCCGGTTTGACGGCGAAGGGTGGCGGTTTCGGCCACTATAACGGTAACGATGGCGGGTCTGGCGGTTCGGGTGGCGGTGGCGCTTCTGGGTCGGGAGCGACAGGTGTCGGCGGTTCGGCAATCGACTCATTTACTGCGGTGCGTTACGAGGGCATTGGTTCGCAGGGTCACGATGGTGGCGGTGCGCCAGAAACAAATTCAAAAGGTGGCGGTGGTGGAGGTGCCGGTTCACCAGGTCACATTGCGCGTGGTCCAGGAGGCAACTGGGAACACCGCCGCGACGGCGAGTTCTATGGCAAAACAGTGGACGGTGGCATTGGTAAACGCCTTGACGATTGGGGTTCCAACAGTTCAACCGTTGCGGGCACAACTATTGGTGACAAATACACTTACAGTTTAGACGGTGGCGGTTCAGCGGACGCCTACTTTTTCGCTGGCGGTGGCGCTGGAACCGACATCGATACTAATGTCAGCGGGGCACCAGGCGGGGGCGGCTCTAACGGTCATTCAGGTACGGCTGGGTCCGGTGCTGACGGGACCGGCGGAGGCGGTGGCGGTGCCGAAAACAGTGGGACAACTTCGGGTGACGGCGGTTCGGGCATTGTGATTGTGAGGTATGCGGCGTGAGACGCTTCGCTGAGATAGACGAAACGGGTTTGGTGCTGAGGGTGATTGTTGCCCATTCTTTAGAGTGGTGTTCTGACAGTCTCGGCGGTGTGTGGGTTGAAACTTTCAAAGACGGCACCCGTTACAACCACGCGGGCATTGGGTTCACTTACGATGAGGAACGGGACGCGTTTATACCGCCTAAGCCTTTTGAGTCGTGGGTGTTGGATGAGGGCACTTGTCTGTGGGTGGCACCCGTTGCGTTGCCGGATGATGCTGACACGGTTGCTTATGAGTGGGACGAGGAAGCCGGTGATTGGGTAGCAGTTCCCGAGGAACCCGCTGATGAGTGAGCGCCCTTGCCCTTACTGTGAAACATCCCACAACTGTACGGGGTTCTGTGGTGCCCGATGAAACTAAGCGAACCCTGGCCTGAACCATACAAAGTAAACGCTCGCTCGCCTTTCGGCTGGCGCGTGCATCCGATCTCCGGAAAGCGCAAGTTCCATCACGGTGTTGATGTTGCCTGCCCCACAGGGACACCCCTCACAGCCCCAGCAGACGGCACGATCGTGCATAAAGGTGCTGGTGCTTCCGGCGGGTACACGCTTATTGTCAAACACGCACCTGACTTGTTTACGGTCTATTACCACCTGCGGGAACCCTCACACCTAAACAAAGGCACGAAAGTGCAACGCGGGGAACGGATTGCCTGGTCAGGTAACACCGGTGCCTCCACAGGCCCACACCTTCACTTCGAGGTGCGACACCCCACGAGAACTTGGGGGCAGACGGTAGATCCCATGCCTTACTTTGAGCCTGAGCCTGAGATTATCATCGAGGAGCCGGTCACGGTTGAGAAGCTCATCGAGGAGCTGGAGAAGCCTGTCCCGCCTCGCGTGGTCAAACCGATGAGCGCACGCCTCCGCCGATTCTTTGACATTAGGAGGGCGCTGCGCTAATGGCTGATGAAGAAACTGGAGCTGTAAGGGTGTCAATGCGGGATATTTACGCTGAGGTGCAAAGGCAAGGTCGCCTCCTCGAAAAGATTGCTAACGCCCTCCCTGACTCGGAAGACAAAATTGAGGATCACGAGGCGCGCATTAGGAAGCTTGAGATGCGTATGTGGCAAGCCATCGGCGGGTTCGGGTTCCTCGCAGCCATTGTGTCCCCTCTGGTCGCTGTGATGACCCGATGACAGATGTTTATTAAACAATTCATTAACTCTTACTTGAAAGGAATAAGGCACATTATGGCTCACCCATCGTGGAAGAACCGTCGCCGTTACATTTTGGCGTCTTTTGTTATTGGGGCTTTTATGCTGATTGCGAGCTCTCTCGCAGCTTTGACTGGTGCCATGACAGATATAAGCGATCTTGTAACCGGTGGTGTGGCTTTGATAACATTGATTCTCACCAGTTACATTTTCGGTGCTGTGTGGGAAGACAAGTCGCTGAACAGGAAAGAGGAAAACTTTGATGGATAAAATCAATGCTTATATGGATTACGCGGGGGAGCGTTGTGCGAAAACTATTGCACAGACCGCTCTGGCCGCGATTGGTTCGGCTGCTATTGGCGTGCTTGAGGTTGACTGGATCATGGTTTTGTCGGTGAGTGCGCTTGCCGGTGTCATGTCTTTGCTTACTTCCGTGTTGCAGTATGACCGGGCGGGAAAGTAATGGCTGACTTGGATTTGATGGAAGAAATTGGCGGGATTGTGTGCCCGATAGACCCAATGGAAGCTCTAGAGTGCGAGTCTTGCCAGTAGTAGAACTTTCTTTGTAAGCAAGAGCCCCTCTTCGGTTTGACACTAAGGGGGGTTTTTGTTTGCCAGGAATGTGCTGGACATCTTTTTTGGTTTGTGGTTTACTGCAAGCATCTAGTTAGCTAAGTATTGGAGGGTAAAGATGTATCAGACGGAAAAGGATCGTGACGAGCTTGTCGTTACTTGCGATGACTTTTTTGATGTAGTGAACGACGAGGGTGGCGGTCGGCTTGTTTTGACCATCAAACGTGCGAGGAAGCTCGCTGAGGCACTTTTGGATGCCACCATGGTGGTTCAATTGGATGTGCCAGAAGAGGACGGCTAAGACCGTCTAGCGGGCTGTGAGCCCCGCGTTAGCGTTTTACTTGACGCTCTCTCGGGGTTTTCCCGCCCCATATGCCCCATTCTTCTTTTGCTTGCACCGCGTAGGTGAGGCATTCAAGTTGGATGGGGCATTTTTTGCATAAACTTTTGGCAGCTTCGACGGCGTTGTCTCGGATTTGTTTTTGGCTGTGGTCTTCCGGGAAGAACAGATCTGGCGCTTCTTGACAGCCGAGTGTTTCTTCTTGCGCATCCATGATGTCTTGCAGTTCGAAGTAGAGCATTTTGAGATGTCTGCCGTTAGTCATAAGGTAATCCTATGGATGAAAACGGTATTTTCAAAACTCTGGAGGATGACACTTTCAACGGGGCGGTAAAGCTTGGCTTTGTCGAGGCTGGTTCCGATGAGTGGCATGAGATGAGGAGTCACGGTGTTGGTGGCTCTGAGATTGGGACGATCATGGGGTTGAACCCGTGGGAGTCTGCTTTTGCTTTGTGGGCTAAACGTACAGGCCAAATCCCTGACCCGCCTTTGTCGTCGTGGTCGGTTCGGTTCGGTCGGGCGTTTGAGAAGCCTGTGCTTGCTTTGTGGGCGGAGGAACACCCGGAGTATGAGGTTTATGAGGCTGGCACTTACCGGCACCCTGACTATGAGTTTTTGCACGCCAACCCGGACGCGCTTGCTTATGACCGGAAGAATGATGAGTGGATTGTGGTGGAGGTGAAGACGTCTCGTGGGACTTGGGGTGAGGCTCCTCCTGCTTATGTGGCGCAGGTGCAGCACTATATGTCTGTTTTCGGTTTGGAGAAGTCGGTCATTGTCGCTGTTGCGGGTTGGAACTATGAGGAGCGTTGGGTTGACCGTGACGACTTTCAGATAGAGGCGCAGATTGCTTCTGCGGTTCGGTTCTGGGATCACTTGCAGAATGTTCAGAAGCCTGAGTGGGATGGCAGCAAGGCAACGTATGAGGCTGTCCGCTACATGAATCCTGAAATTGATTTGGACGAGCAGACCGACTTGGGGCAGAACGGTGAGTTGCTTTTGCGGGCTCACAACGGTTTCCTTGAGGCGGAGAAGTTGCTTCACGAAACAAAGTCGATTGTGCTGGATTCTATGGGTAAAGCAAAGTATGGTTTTGTCATGCGCGACGGCAAACAGGTTGTGGTGGCGCAGAGGCAGTCAAGAGGTCAAGGAAAGCCTTGGCTTGTAGTGAAGGGAGAACGGTAATGAGATGGAACCCAAATGACTATGACATGGTGGAGGTTAGGATTGCGAAGTTCTATGCCAGGCACGAGGATGGTCGTATCATCACGGAGCTTGTGCCGGATGACCAAGAGTGGATTTTCAAGACTTACATTTACTTGAATGTGGGAGATCAGGCGGCTGGTTTGCCGAAGGCTGTTGGTTACGCCACGGAGAAGAAGGGCTCAAGCCAGTTCGCAGCGGAGCTCACAGAAACGTCATCTGTGGGCAGGTGCCTTGCCAACCTTGGTATGCACGGGAACAAGCGTGCGTCTCGTGAGGAGATGCGTAAGGTTCCGGCGGAGTCTCGTGACTATGTGGCGGAGGCGGAAGCGTTGACTGACGTGAGTGCGCTACGTTTGTTGTGGGCAGAAGCTCAAGCCGCGGGTGCGGACAAGAAAACGCTAGAACAGGTGAAGAATCGTGCAGAGGGACTTTCAGGTAATGAGGGCCAGCGCTCAGGAGCTTCTTCAGGCGTATCTGGAAGCGGTAAGAAGAAATGACGCTAATACTGCTTTTTGGCGAGCGAACCTGCTTGAAAGGATGGAGTCAATAAATGTTGCCATCCGAGATAGTGAAGGGCTTGCAGGAGCTGACAGCGATGACCCGCAAGGGAGTGGAAGCGCTCTTTGAGGCTGAAACCGATCTAGCCGATGCGGAACGCGAGCTGGATTTGATCGAAGCGAAGGCTTTTCTAGAGGCGCAGGGCACTGTTGCTGACCGGCAAGCTTTGGCGCGTTTTGAGGCTGCGGACGCCCGCTGGAACCGCGATGTCTGCAAAGCCAAGGTAAACCGTGTCAGGACCAAACTGAAGGGCTTGGAGAGTGAAATAATGGCTAATGCAACAATGTCCAAAATTATGCAAGCCGAAATGAAACTTTGATATGGCCTCTTACGTTTACAGTTGCCCCGACTGTGAGCACGAACGTACTGTTCTGCATTCGCTCGACGCATCGCCAACTTTGACTTGTGACGAATGTAATTCGGTTTTGACAAAAAAACCCTCCCTGGGGGGGGTATCGTTCCGAGGGGCCGGCTGGGGGGCTGGAGGATGACCTCTGAGAAGCCGTGGGGGTCTGAGGACGATTGGCTTGCCACTGAGCGTTTTGTGATGGGTAAGTTCCTTGTTCGTGAGGGTGAGCGAACGTCTTTGCATTTGCACGAGGGTCAGTCGCATTTCTGGTTTGTGGAGTCTGGAAACGGGGAGCTCATTCTTGAAGAAGAGCAGTTCCTTATCGGTCCCGGTGACTCGATTTACATTGATGTTGGTCAGCTGCACCGTTTGTCTGCGATGGTGGGCGACATGGACGTTTTCACTGTTACCGCTGGTTTTATCGATCCTGCCGACATTGTGCGTTTCGAAGACGACTATGGGAGAACTAATGAAGGCATCGATTAGAAAACTTGTTTTAGAGCGCGACCCTTACTGTTTTCACTGTGGCGAGAGCAACGATTTGGTTGTGCATCACCGTCGCAATCGTGGGCATGGGGGCTCTAAGTTGTTGGATAAGCCGGAGTGGTTGATGGCGGTTTGTGCAAGGTATAACGGCGAGATGGAGTCGGTCAGCCAAGTTGCTGAGTCTGCGCGCCGTCAAGGACACAAACTTCGCTCTTGGCAGGCTTCTAGCATCCCGGTCTTTGACGTGGTGACTTTACTCTGGTACGTTCTGAAAACGGACGGAACAAAGGAAGTGTATGAAGACGGAGAAGGGTACTACTAGGGTCAACTGGGCTGAAGAGCTCGGCATTGACTTGCGGGAACTGAGGGAAGAGTCGTTTGACCACCCTCGGAACGTGAAGGAACATAAGAGGCAAGCAAAGAAGGCTGCCTCTTATTGGGAATGGAAGGGGAACAATGGTGTTAGGCGTTAGGAAAGCGTTTCAAAGAAGTGGGATGACATTGCCGTATGTGTTGATTTCGGCTTACGTCTTCACCCCGATGGTTTTGATGCCGGATTCGGTCGAACGTTTAGCAGGATCTGGTAGTTCGGCTTCAGAAGTTGGGCAAGGCGGTCAGGCTGCTGACCCGTTGCAACTCGACGGCATCTCCGTTTTGGACATGACCGGACCTGGATTTCACAACAGTAGCCGGTTCGAGCAGGAAATCGACCGCCCAAACTATTTCAACTACGCGCAGGCCGTCCTGCCGGTGGACAACCCGCTGATTAGCAGTCATTTCGGTTGGCGGGTTGCGCCGTGCGCTGGGTGTAGCAGCAACCATAAAGGTGTTGACTTTGTGCCTGGCGCTGGCAAGCCGGTGAAGGCGATCCTGGGCGGTATTGTCGCCGAGGCTGGTTACGCGAGAAGCTACGGAAACTGGATAAAAATAGAACATATTGTGCCTGTTACCGAGGATAAAGCAGAGCGTTGGGAAAGCATCTACGCTCACCTTCAGCACGATTCGGTTCCGGAGAATGTCACGGTCGGCGCTGTTGTGGGGCGCGGTCAGGTCTTAGGCGCGGTAGGCAGCACCGGTATCTCCACCGGACCTCACCTGCATTTTGAGTTGCATATAGATGGGGTTGCAACAGATCCGTTGCCGATCATCTCGAAAAGCCAAGTAGTCAAAGATTTCGAATTGGTTTGGAGGTAAACCCGTGACGTCAACAATCAGTCTGGAACGCAAGTTTGCTTTAGTCCCGGAGTGGGTTATTGACTTGCAGATTTCTAACAGCGCTTTTCGGTTGTACGCGATTTTGGCGCGGTATGCGGATTACAACACTCATCGCGCTTTTCCGTCAAGAGAAACTCTTGCGGAGCGTATGGGGGCGTCTGTGAAGACAGTTGAACGTGCTGTAGTGGAGCTGCAAGAGGTTGGCGCAATCCACAGAGAAAACCGTGGTCGGTATCACTCGAACATTTACACGTTGGTCATGGATGAGCCGAATGGGACAAAAATGTCCCCCGACAAAAATGTCCCACGAGAGGACAAAATTGTCCAACGAGGCGACAAAAATGTCCGACGAGGGGACAAAAATGTCGCCCTAACGAGAACCATAGAACAAGAACTAAAAAACAAGAGAGATATTTTTGATCAATTTTGGAAGCTTTATCCGAAGAAGGCAGATAAGCGAAAAGCAGAAAAGGCTCTTGAGGGTGCTTTGAAGAGGGCTGAGCTTTCGGTCATCTTGGAAGGTGTGGAGAAGTACCGGGATGATCCGAACCGCAAACTTGAGTTCACGAAGAATCCTGCTACTTGGTTGAACGCTGACGCTTGGGAGAACGACCCGTTGCCGGAGCGACAAGTTGTGAACGAGTGGGGTAAGCCGTTGGCTCCTGCCGCGCAAGGGCCGGGTAAGCGTGAGTGGGTTCGGTCTTTGCATGAGCAGGGTGAGCATTGGGAGTGTCGTGAAGGGGAGTTCGGTTGCAAATGAGTAGATCGGTATATGCTTCAGGTGAGGGGCGTGTAACGCCAAGCACGCAAAAGCCCTGCGATTACACGCTCCTCGTTTGTTCAAGCCGTGGGGGTGTTCAATGAAAATCGGTTCTCTCTTTAGCGGTTATGGCGGGTTGGACCTTGCTGTAAGCGCAGTGACGGGCGCTGAGGTTGTTTGGCATTGCGAGTGGGCTGACGCTCCTTCGGCAATTTTGGAACATAACTTTCCCGGTGTGCCGAACTACCGTGACGTAACAGAGGTGGACTGGAGCTCTGTGGAGCCGGTGGATATTCTGACTGGCGGGTTTCCTTGCCAGGATGTGTCTCTTGCTGGGAGAAGGGCTGGTATGGCTTCTGGTACTAGGTCTGGCTTGTGGAGTGAGTTTGCGGAAGCGATCGATGTGTTGCAGCCTAAGTTGGTTGTTATTGAGAATGTGAGGGGATTACTAAGTGCAAAAGCTGATAGCAATTTGGAGCAGTGCCCGTGGTGTATGGGAGAAGCCGGAGAAGGAAAGCCTGCTTTGCGAGCATTGGGAGCCGTTCTCGGAGACTTGGCCTCGCTCGGGTACGATGCTCGATGGGAAAGCGTACTCGCTTCCGACGCGGGAGCTCCCCACAGACGCTTCAGGGTTTTCGTTGTCGCATATCCCAGAGGAATCTCTCCTGCGGACGCCATCGGCTATTGAGGGTGACGGTGGTGCTATCACCGAGAAGCAGGCGCTAGAGAAGAACCGCATGTTGCAGGTGAGGGATCAGATGGCTGAGCTGGCGGCCATGAATGGTCTAAAGGTTTCAAAGTCGATCGAGGAGTCTTTGTTCCCGACGCCTAACACAATGGACTATTTGCCCGCGAGGGATGAGAGCAAAATTGATCGCTCTAAAGGCGGTTATGCGAACGTGCGGGAAACAGTTATTCGGGAGTTCCACAACGATTCTGTTTTGCCGACACCCACGGCAACAGATCTTTACGCGGACAACATGAAGTCGTCGCAAATGTCTCACGGGTCTTTACATTCGGTCAACCTGTCTCGGTTGGTCCACAAGAAAGAAATCGATTGGGGTAGGTTTCTTCCCGCGATCGAACGGTGGGAGAAAATTATTGGCAGGAAAGCGCCTGACCCAACCAAGCCTGACGGCAAAGAGGGCTCACACAGGCTGTCTTCGTCTTTTACGGAATGGATGATGGGCTTGAAGGAAGGCTTCATTGTTGGTGCCGGTGTGGGTAGGCGCGAGGAATTGCGCGCTTGCGGTAATGGTGTGGTCCCGCAACAAGCCGAACTTGCATTGCAGCTGATCATTGGGTCAGACATGTAAACTTGCGGAGTGCCTGTCCTCCACTGTCGTCGTTGCGGCTATGTATGGGAGTCGCCGACAGCCCGTAAGAACGTCATCTTTTGCGCTTCGTGCCGAAGCAAACGAATGAAGACTGTTGACTCTGAGCTTGGCAAGTGTGTGCCATGGCACGGATATTTTGCTGAAGATGATTCGACACCTGTGGACGACATGGGCGAAGCTTACTTGCCGGGGCAAAGGCTTTGTGGTAATAATGACTGTGTAGAAAAAACACATATCCAAACGGAGGGACACTAATGGCTGTAAAAATTGAGTTCACTGGTTTTATCAACGGGGTGCGACAGTTTGAATGGGGTCACGCTTACGACGTTGCTCACTCTCAGATGATGAAGGATGAGCAGGACGAGTGGAAGGTTGTCGGCAAAGACTACTTTTCGGTCACTGGCAAGCCTGGGTTTGAAGAGGGAGATCAGGTCGCTGTTGTTGGCACTTTGAAGACGAAGTTGTTTGACAAGAAAGACGGCTCGAAGGGTGTCGCTTTGAACGTGCGGGCAACCGAAATGACGAAGGTGGAGCGTCGCTCGAAGGACGCGCCCAAGATTGGTCACGCTGCGGTGAACGAGGTATTCGGAACCGGTAAGCCTCTGGAAGAGGACGCGCCGTTCTAAACCCTGAGCTTTCGTTTCAGGCCTATGGGATTCCAGCTCCGCAAGGCTCGAAGAAAAGCGTCGGCAATAACAGGTTTGTGGAAGCTTCTAAGAAATTACCGGCTTGGCGCAAACGAGTAACCGAGGCAGCACTTGAAGCAGTAGCAGAGACCGGTTGGGAAACCCTGACCGGTCCTGTTGCTTTTCGGGTGCTTTTTGTTATGCCGAGACCCAAAACGGTTCCCGCCAACAAAAGAGCTCTACCGATCGTCCCACCAGACATTGACAAACTTGTTCGTGCGGTGGCGGACAGTTGCACTAACGCAGGCGTATGGTCGGACGACTCGCACATTTGCAAGTTGGAGGCGTACAAGATTTATGATGACAAGATGGACGCTGGGGCGGTAATGTGGGTTTCGGCAGTCGATGAGTTCGGCGTGTCAATACCGGACATAGCCGACGTGATGATCTAACTTGACCTTGAGAAAGGAAGATAATGTTAGAAGACCTACAACCACCAGTAAAAACTTTTCCTTGCCGGGTGAGGACGATCGCCTCTGAGCTGAGCGAACAAGACTCGGAAATCTTTGTCAACGCAATCAACGACCATGCAAGTTGGTCCGTGAAGGCTTTGGAGACTGAGTTGCGCGCCAGGGGAGTAAGAGTAAGCGAGAAGGCAATCTCGAACCACAGGAAGAAACGGTGCTCTTGTGCTTGAGAACTTGGAGCCAGCGAAGAAGCTTGACGCACCTAGCGGTTTCCGCCCAGGGTTAGAGTTTGACGGCAACGAAGGTACGGCCACAACAGAGGGCTTAGCTGAAGCACCTAACTTTGATGAGTTCTTGGAGCAACGCGGTTACTCACCTGACGAATACGAAATTGTTGGTGCGCCTCGGACGTCACAGTGGCAGCGTTGGGATGGCGAATGGTTGACCTCGTATCGGTTTCGGTTCGCAAAGAAATCAACTTCTGTTGATCTGCCAACTCTTTACGCCCAGGCGAAGAAAGCTAAAGCACCAAAGGCTGTGAAGACGTCTAAGGGCAAAGCTTTTGTTGTGGTGCCATCTGACTTCCAGGTCGGCAAAACCGGCTCTCGTGGGGGCACTCAAGAGCTGTTGGAACGCGTGTTTGAATCTTATGCCCGCATTGAGGACGCTATAAAGAACGGCAAGTACGAGAAGGTCGTAATCATTGACGGTGGTGACATTATTGAGTCCGTCAGCAACGCGGCCGATCAACACCAGTTGGCGACCAACGACTTGTCTCCTATGCAGAGCGTGGACGTCGCCACATCGCTAATGCTTGATCTCATCAAAATGTGCGCCAAGTATGCGCCTGTGACTTACGGCAGCGTCGCGTCTAACCACTGCCAGTTCCGGCACAACAAGCAGACCGTTGGCAGACCTGGCGTTGACGACTGGGGCATCGTCATTCTGCAACAGTTACGCCGAGTAACAACCGAAATTGGTTTGGATGTTACCTATCTCATTCCGCAACCAGAGGACGAAGGGTTCGCCTTGGATGTCTTCGGCGACTCGCAACACATCATCGGTTGTGTTCACGGGCACCAAGTCCGTCGCCCAGACCAAATCCCAGACCACTGGAAGAAGTCCACGTTTGGGTCACAGTACCTTGCCGCGGCGAACATTCTCGTAACGGGACACTTTCACCACACCAGAGTTCAAGAGCTCGGTCAAGCACCATCGGGGGGGTCTAGGTGGTGGGTTCAGGCGAGCACTATGGATAACGGTTCGGATTGGTTCCGCCGTAACTCTGGGGAAGACTCGCAGCCTGCTATTACTTGCTTTGAACTGCAAAAGGGTGTTTACTATCAGGGAGAAATAAAACGGTTCTAGGAGGCCGGGAATGACGAAGAACGAAGAACTGCTCAAGATAGCTCAAAACTATGTCAAAGAGATTTCGACGGTGGAGAATGTTTCAGACATCCACGTTCGTTATAGCAACGAATCTCAGGACGACATTGCTACAGGGATCAGGAACTACTATGAAGAGGTTTCTCGGGTTCTTGAGCCGTAATGTAATAGCATTGACGGGGGCAGCTTTTATTGCTTCACTCGTTTTTGTTGCATCAAGATAACTGAATAAAAAAAAGGGGGGGGTCCCCCCGCGAGGGCTTGCAGGTTTGCGGAGATTTTGTTTGTTTCCTTCCTTTCTTTGTTTAGTTTCCTCCAGTTCGATTCTGGAAAGCCCACAAGAGTAGAAGTCAAACCGTTGTTTACGTTCAGTCAATTTTTCGGTTGAAAAGTTTTCCTAGAGAATCACAAAAATTGACCCAGTTTGTGGGAAAGTTGTGGACATGGCTGGGCATAAGTTCAAGCAACCGTGTGTTGACTGTGGCAAGTTGTCTCGTAATGGATCTAGGTGTGAAGAGCACAGCGCTGCGGTAAACCGGTACTCGGATTACAAGAAGGCCGAGCGGAAGAGGCTTACCGGTCAATACAGCGGTGACTACCGCAAGCGCGCTAAAGAGGTCAGAGAGACTGCGACTATTTGTTGGCTGTGTGGCGAGGGCGCTCGCAGAGATGATCCTTGGCAGGCTGACCATGTTGTGCCAGGTGATCGTTATTCTGTTTTGGCTCCGGCTCACCGATCTTGTAACGCGGCCCGAGGGAATAAACCAATCGGTTAGATTCGGTCAATTATTCGGTTAAGAATCTTTCCTGGAGGATTGCCAAAATTGACGCAGTTTGCGGGCTTGTCGAACATTTGTTCTAGTAATGGGCGTTTAATAACGGTTTGGTTACGAAGGCCCGCCGATCCTTGACACGCCGCCGGGACGGGCGTAGTTTCCTATTTATCCGCGCGCGACGCGGGCACGAAAGGGAAACAAATGAGCAAACAAACAATTACGCTGACGCTGACTAAGGCTGGCGCTGCCCGGTATAAGAATGAGCCGGTGAAGGCGGTGAGTCAGTAATGAGTTACGCTGACCCGATTGACACGCGGATTGTTCAAGTTGTCTTAGACGATCTCGAAGACAATAACCAGCACGCGCTCGCTGAGCTGTTGGCTAAGGCTTATGGGGTGCCCTGGGGAAGTGTTCCGGAGGGTGTCACTGAGGACGCTTATCAGGCCGCGGCTGGTGTGTTGAATAAGTACCGCTTGGCGCAATACCGTGAGTCGGTGAGTCAGTAATGAGTGCCGTGTTTGCTGCCGCGATTTGGACAACGCTGGCGAAGACACCCGTTGAATGCCCTAACCACGGCGGGGCTTTCGACTGTACGCCATTCTGCCCGCTATGTGAAGGCAGTCAAGAGGTGACACGATGACGATCTGGCAGATTGACTACACCTATGAGTGTTGGAAGTGCCCGGATAGGCACGATGGCTCGTACACGGTAGACGCTCGAACGGCTGAGCTTGCCGAGCTGAAATGGCGCGGCGATATGGTGGGCGACTTTGCTGGCGCTCACGACTACGCACTACAGGTGATCGAAATAAGAAAGGAAACAAAATGAATGAACCAATGATGCCGTGCGATATTTGCGATGACGGAATGCCGGCCGACCTATATGCAGAGGAAATGGGCATGTGTCTGGAGTGCTCGACCGCGTGGTGGGACCACGGCAATGACGACGACCATGAGTGTTCGTGGGGTTGCATGATGGATTTACCCCAGCGAATCAGAAACGATCGAAAGGTGAAGGAAACAAAATGAGTTGGAACATGAACACAAAAGAGCCGCTAACGGTGAAGAATGCTTACGATGAACCGTATGAGGTGCCATACCCGGTGGCCATATTCGAAGGCAACAACTACGACTATCTAGCCGATCTGCTATGGCGGATTGAAGCTGGAGAAACAGTAGGCACAGAGCTAGACCTGGACTGGATTTCAGCAATTCTGAAATACGGAATGCTGACTTGCTGCAACGGTCGCCATGTCAACGATCGCCTGGAAAGTTTAGGGTACGAAAAAAAAGGGGGGGGTAAGTAATGCGATACGCACAAATAATCAACAGCCTGAAAGAGAAAACAGAAGTGACGCCTGAAGACAACCCCGGAAAAGAGTTGTGGAAGGTTGTCATGAGGGCGCTCGGATACACAGCGGTAATCACCGCAATGATTGTCTACCTAATGCTGTATCTGATCTTCTATGTTGTCGGAGCGGCCTGGCGAAGGGAAACTGTGTAACCATGTGGGAACTCATAAAACTATTGTTCAGCGGTGAGGCTGAGCTGTCGCCAGAGGAAAAAGCTATTGAGAAATGGGCTGAAGCTGTCAAGGACAGTAACTGGGTACGGCTGCACACTATGGCGAGGGAAGACGATCTCACCCCGCCAGAGTTTTTCGACAAAGTAGCTGAAGCCTACTGTTATGTGTACGCGGCCGGGGTTGAGCCAAAGCGCAACGACGCTTGGACCGCTTTCCGCAAAACGCTGGAGAATATGCACTACCCGCTGTTGTCTGATTCGATCGCTATCCGCGCTAAGGAAGGTAACTAGCGGCCAAACAATTTCAAATCAGTCAAATATTCGGTTAAGAATAATCCCTAGGGAAATCCGAAAATTGACGCAGTTTGTGTGAAGGTCGAACACTTGTTCGATTTTGAGCCACCTGGGGCGGGGAACTCTCCCCCCTTGGGTGGCTCTTTGGTTTCTCTAAGGTTTTTCATAGGAAACGCTTAGGTAGTGAAACTAGCACACTCTCAGACTTTTCATAGGAAAGGCATAGGGAAGACATAGGCAACGCATAGCTGGCCCTTGGGGAATCGTTACCCAAAAACGGGCGGAATCCTCTACGGGTTTTGTTGATCTCTTGGAGAATGGTGGGGCGGGATTTGCCCGCGACGAAAGGAAAAAACAAATGAGAAACGAAACGGCAGCCGAGCGGGGCGGGAAGCTCCAGCGCGGTTACTTCACCCCCACAGACGGGTTCTATGGAATCGGCGCGTGGGGATACCACCGGGAAGGCGACACCTGGAACGGGTGGGACGTCCCCTATTTCACAATGGCGGATTGTGTACGCCTGGTCCACGCCATCAACGACATGTGCGAGCGCACGGGCGACACCGATACCCAACTGGGAGTCT